TTATGTGTTCTTTTGTAAGAAAATGTTTTATACTTTTACAATGCGATACACAAACATACAATAACAGTATTAAAAATACAAATATGACAGCAGCACCACAACAGAACGTATTCCCTTTATTGACGGTTAAAGATGCAGAAAAGAGGCTTAACGTTAGCAGGCAAATAATTTACGACCTGCGCAAAGAGGGCAAACTAAGTGCTGTCTTATTAAAGGGCTGCATAAGGTTTACTGAACAGGAAATTGAGAGATTTATAAATGCTTCAAAAGAGGCATAATCTTTAAACTAATTGCATCTCCTTTGGATTAAATGGGGGCGTAAACATAACACCTCATTTTGACAAATGCAATGATTTAGCAAAAAATATTTTTAAAATTATTAATCACATAGGATGGCGGTCGAGATTTTAAATATTGATAACATGGTTTATATGGCAGGGCTGCCGGATAATGCTTTTGATTTGGCTATTGTCGACCCGCCGTATGGGATAGGAGAGGATGGAAGGAATAATCATACACGGAATAAACTCGCAAAAGCAAAGGATTATAGAGGTCATTCTAAATATGATAATAATATACCGAGTGCCGAATATTTCATCCAGTTAAAAAGGGTATCTAAAAATAGAATTATTTGGGGTGGAAATTATTTTATCATGCATCTTGACGCTACTCCATGCTTTATAGTGTGGGACAAAAACAATAGCGGAGATTTTGCTGATTGCGAACTAGCATGGACATCGTTTGAGACAGCTTGCCGCAAGTTTAAATACACATGGAATGGGATGCTGCAGGAAGATATGGCGAATAAGGAAACTCGTATCCATCCAAACCATAAGCCTATCAAACTTTACAAATGGTTATTGCATAACTACGCAAAGGAAGGGGACAAAATACTTGATACCCATTTAGGAAGCGGTAGTAGCGCAATAGCTGCGCATAACATGGGGTTTGATTTTGTAGGATGTGAATTAGATACTGATTATTACAATGGCGCCTGTAAACGCTTTAAAGAACAAACTGCACAACTTCAACTTTTATAATATGAGTAGCATTGAAAAAGCCCTTAACGAAATGAAAATAGGATTGCTCTTAATCCAGACAGGAAATAAAAAAGTAGAGCAGGCAAGCCAAGAACTTCAGCGCCTCCATGCTCCGGTGAAAGAAAAAAAAGGATCACTAACGCCGGAACAGATTTCTGATTTATTCAAAACAAAAAATTAATAACAATGAAAACATTCACCTTCTTTTTACTTGCGGCAATGCTAACAAGCTGCAGTTATAAATTAGTTCCGAAGCCGGGCCCATACTTCGCATATAAGCAGGCGAAAGAAAAGCAGGCTAAGATGTTAGCAAAAGATTCAATCACAGTTAAAAAATAACCCATGAAAACAGCAATGCAAGAGTTAATCGATCATGCTAAATGCAATCTTGAAGAGGCTCATAGTGTTATAAAAGAAGGGCCCCTTTCTATAAAAGAAAGAGGATACTACGCAGGGGTAGAAGCTGCTCTTAATAGTGTGATAAATAAAGGCAATAGCCTATTAGCTACAGAGCTGCGATTAACCGAGCAGGTATCTATTGATATGGTAACAATATATCGTGTTAACCCATCGGCAGATATGGAACAAGAGTTTATGGGCTACTTTAATTCAACCTTCAAGTCTTAACCCATGTTTCTACTCCCAACCCAAACCGATTTTTTAGAGTGGCAAATCTACTGGTATAATAAAAGGTTAACCGAGGCCACCGATCAAAAAGCAAAACAATTTCTTTCAAATAATCTTAAAAATTTAACGACATGCAACCGCTCTCATTAAACTTAATTATGCTTTCAATTGGCATCGCCGCCATTGCCCTGATGATAATAACAATATGCTGGCAGGAAAAGAAAGAGAAAAAGGCAAACCTTGACTACACTCCTAAAGTTCACTGCCAAATGATGCGGTCATACGATCAAAATAAGGAGATACTTTACAACAACATTGAAGCAGCAAGGAACCTTTACCATCTTCAAATGATACGGGAACGCATATATACGTTTAAAATGGATTACGCAGGCTATCAATGCCCTGTAATATTACAGATAGATACCAACACATTGCGCAGAAAGTGGAAGGAAAAGAAAACGAGCATGGAGGTTAGGATTGCGACGATGGGATAAGAAATTTAGGGTTTGGTTTTAGCCGGGGTGTTTCCACACGGACGGCTTTTTAAAAAGTTCTTTGATTAAAATAATTGGGAGTACAGACAAAGGGAAACAGGAATGCGTACCGGTGGACACCCGATAAAGACTGTATTGCTTTTGTATAGTGGCGGAATCGGTTAAGGCACTCGCAAGGATTTAGCAAGTTGGTGAAAACAGATAAAACGATTAATCTGATTAAAACTTACAGCAAACTAAGTGCAGGTTCAAATCCTGCCTATACATTAGGATACAGTTCTTTTAAAATGAGCAGGTGGCGAAATTGGTAGACGCTGGATGAGTACTCGCACAATAATCAGTCGAAAGATTTACTCCCATCAGATTGTGCATACAGGTTCGAGTCCTGTCCTGCTCACCAAACTATACGGATGGCCTCGACAATCATTTGTTTATGACGGTTAGGAAAGACTAACAAATAGGGGCGGTAAAAAGATAAATCCGCCCCTTATTTAAAACTTAAAATTCATAACCATGACAAAGCAAATTAATTATGAAGAAGAACCATTTGATTTTGAGGAACTTGAAATTGCTGAAGATGAAGAAGAATGGCCGGAGCCAATGGGGACGATAACATCCGACATGAAAAAAGCAAATGGGTTTGAATTTAGGTTCCTCAACGGCAATAATTCAAAACGTTCTGTATTTTTTCAAACAATGGATTTAGGCACAGCGCATGACCGGTTTGAAAAGAAGTTCCCGACAGCGTTATTCATCAATGCAAAAATGGCTTACTACAATATTTAATAAAAACAAAAAAATGGGTAGCTGTAACTACCCAAATCATTAAACCTTAAAAAGCAAAGTTATGAGTATTTTAAACATCAGGCCCGCAGTAAGAGGCGGCAGCAAGCCTATCATAGGTATTTGCGGTACATCAGGGTCAGGAAAGACATTTACAGCCTTAAAAATGGCCAGGGGTATGGTGAAGAGCGCCAGCGAGATTGGCCTGCTTGACACAGAGAATAAAAGGGGATCCCTTTATGCCGACATATTAGATGGCCCATTTCAAATAGGGGATCTTTACGCTCCATTTTCACCGGCAAGATACCGGGATGCTATCAAGGAATTCCAGGCGGCAGGGGTTAAGGTTTTAGTGATTGACAGTATCAGCCACGAATGGGAGGGTGAAGGAGGTTGTGATGATATCGCTAACCTACCTCTTTTGAACGGCGGTAAAATGGCCAATTGGATAGGGGCAAAAAGGCAGCATAAAACCTTTATGAACACCCTTCTTTATTGCCCGATGCCTGTAATTGTATGCATCCGTGCAAGAGAAAAAACAGATTTTAAAAACCCATCGAAGCCAATATCTCTCGGCCTTCAACCTATCTGCGAAAAGAATTTCATGTTCGAATTAACGGCATCAATGTTAATTGAAAACGAAGGCAAAAAGCAAACCTTTTTAAAATTACCTGCATTCTTAAAACAATTTTTTGGAAATGGGGATGGCTACTTGGGTGAAGATACTGGCAGGAAAGTAGTTGATTGGTTTGAAGTTGGTGAAAGGGATTCGCCTGAGATCGCAGCATTAAAAGCCGAAATGCTTTCCGCATGTGAATTTGGCTTTACTGGATTAATGGCCATATGGAACAGGCTTACATCTGCACAAAAAAAGAAATTAGAGGCCCATAAAAACATTTGTAAGGCTTCTGCTGAAGAATATGACAGGCAGGACAAGGAGGCAGAAGAAACGCCGGCCGAAACACTCGAAAGAAACCAATCTCTTAACGGCACGCAAAAAGTTGAATTACCATGAGTACGATATTTGACGGGATGGAACCCGAAGCGATGGACGAACATTTCTCTAATTACCTGATTGATTCATGGAGCTTTTCAAAGGTTAGTTCTTTTGCCCGAAACGAAAAAGCTTTCGAGATGTCTTCTATTTTTGGGATATACTCAAAAAGCTCTGCAACCACAATAGCCGGTAAGGCTTACCATAAAGCACTTGATTACTTCTTTACGTCTTTGAAAGCAGGCGTTCAGATTGATATTGTAGAGCTTGAACAGGCGGCGTTTCAATGTATAGAAGGAACACCGGCGAACTTGTGGAAGATACAAAAGACAACACCCACGATTGAGGATTGTCAGCAAAAAGCGTATTCGACTGTTAGCGCCTTGCTAAACAATTTCATGAGTGAAATATCTACCTACACAGATGATATAGCTGAAATACTGGATGTAGAGCTTTACTGTGATGTGTTCCTTACTATCAACGGGGTAGACATCCCCTTGCCATGCCATGCTCAAATTGACTTAGTTTTCAAAACAAAAGACGGGCTGACTGTAATTGTAGACCATAAATCAAAGTCAACATTTACAGACGAGGAAGAAATGACTTTAGGAATCGGGCCACAGGCTATCACCTATGTAAGATGTTACGAGACAATCAAGGATATTAAAATTGACGAAGTGTGGTTTATAGAAAACAAATACTCTTCAAATAAAAATAAGGCGCCACAGCTAAACGCTTTCAAAATAAAGATTGATCCCGATGTAACCCGGCTGTATGAGGCATTACTTTATGAGCCTTTAAAACGGACAATTGAGGCAGTAAGTACCCCAGATTACGTGTACCTCATTAACCCATCAGACAACTTTGTAGACAAGGCCGAGCTATATGATTTTTGGGCACGGACAATGATTTGCGAGGTAGAAGATTTTAATGTGGAGGAAACAAAAAAAGACCTTGTAGCAAAACGATTAAAGAAGATCCGGGACGCCTCGCTCTCAACCATTACCCCCCAGGTCATTAAGAAATTCAAAGAAAACGCATCGGCATTTATTACTTACGATTTAAGCAACAAAAACATGACAGCAGAAGAAAAAATAGAACACGTATTACGCTCATTTGGAACTATCGTTAAGGTAGCCCATAAGTTCGAGGGGTATTCATCAAATACCTATTTACTCGAAGTGTCTGCCGGGGTGCCAATCAAATCAATTTACTCACGCCGGTTAGACATAGCCAATGCGTTGGATGTGGCAAACATCAGGCTTTCAAATAACCTGATTGAGCATGAAGGTAAATCTTATGTAGGGGTTGATTTCTCAAAGAAAAGGGATTCAAACCTATACTTTGACAAATCATATTCATCAGGATTTAAAATACCGCTTGGTAAAGATAATTTTGGAAATGTTATTTATTGGAATCTTGATAACCCATCTACGCCTCACGCCCTTGTTTGCGGCGCAACAGGTAGCGGTAAATCTGTCTCTATCATATCGACAATTGGATATGCAAAACTTGCTAAAATTGATGACATTATAATCTTTGACCCCAAATATGAGTTTGGAGATTTCCGGGGCAGGAATGTAGATGTAATTAATGATATCGATGAAATCGAGGCTTACATGGCTTTATTAGTTGACCAAATGAATGATTTAGTAAAACATGGCAGAAAGAAAATGACGCTTGTTATTTTCGATGAATTTGCAGACGCAGTGGCTAATTCTACCAAAGGAAAAAAATTAAACGGTGGCAGATCGCTGGAAGAAAACCTTCGAGTATTATTACAAAAAGGCAGGTCATCAGGTTACCGGGTTATGGCTGCGACACAGCGAGCAAGTGTAAAGGTTATTACTGGAGATGCAAAGGTGAATTTTCCTGTACAAATATGCTTCAGGGTGCCGAAAGAGGCTGATAGCAGGGTAGTGCTTGATGAGGCCGGGGCAGAATCACTGGCAGGAATGGGAGACGGCTTAATTAAGTCGCCTGAATATGGTGACACGGTACGTTTCCAGGCTTTCTATAAACCAGCTCACGAACCAGTAAATGCTTAATAATAGACCGGTGAAACTCATTTTATAGAGATATGCAAGGATATTAAAACATCGAAGCAGATCACTTATCCTTTGCAGGAAATTAAAAACCTGCAAAGGAACTTAAGCCTGACAAAAAACTGCAGGGATATAAAAACAATTGCAGTTTGGAAAATAAAGGCTAAGAAGCAATTGTCTGATTTATAAATTTTAAAATTATTAACATGGAAGGAGCCACTCATTTTATTGAAATATGGACATCAGGCACAAGGTATTGTAAACCTTCACTTCCAAGACCTATTTGCCTATTGGGAATGGATTTAAAGGACACGCTTGAATACGGGTTTAAAACCATCGCAGTATGGCGTATCAAGCCAAAAACAATTTTAATCACCGGCGAGGAAATTAACGGGCAAGCTGTTTTAATCGCTGAAAAAATTTAATCATGATACAGATAACTAAATGCCCATGTGGAAAAACATTTGCAGGGTGCGCAGAGCCGTACTGCTACACAGATACAGATTACCAAAAAACTACAAGGGACTATATTATAAAAAAAGGGTGTACAGTAGAAATGGCCGAAAGACTTGATTCATTAGAAAAATGCACATGCAAGGACATGAATCCTTGTAATAGATCCCAAATTGAAATTTTTTAACATGCCCCCATACAACCGATTTGAAATAAAAATGGCATCAAAGCCAAAGGACAAAACAAAGCCTTACACTATCCAGAAAATGAGTGCAAGGCGAAAAAAGGAATCAAAGATTTTGCAAGTTTTAAAAGCTGGCAAAATGGTTGACCTAAATGGACTATGCCAACTGAAAGGCCCCAACTGTCAGATATACGCAACCGATTACGAGCACATACAAAAGAGTTCGCCGGCTAATTATATTGATCCTAATAACGGTACGATATCGTGTAGGGTGTGTAATTCAGAAAAGGAAAGCAAGCCGGAGTTATTCAAGCAGCATTCAATTTCACGTTTTAAAAAATAAAAACTATGTCAAGAATTACAAAAGATTTAGCTGAAAAAATAGCTAAAAAATTAACAGAGAAAACGCTTCTCAATTACAATTTAATCAAGTCGCAATATTGTGATTTTGTTACTAAGTGTTATATAAACCAAATGCCAAAAGATGTATCTGATGCATATAAAAAAAATCCACAATGGTTTTACACTCGCCGTTGTATAGATTTTAAAGGGCACGGGTTCAACTATGAGTCAGTTTCAAGTGAACCAGTTGTTTGTAATTGTAGTGGGTCTGCAATTTTAGATTTGACGCCAAAATTAGCTTCTGATATTATGAAGTTAAAACGTGGAAAAGAAAAAGCTTATAATGATTACAAAATATTATTATCAGAAACAGAGCAGGCGCTACTTGCTTGCAGAACATTTAAAAACATCGAAGAGAATATTCCTGCTGCTAAACCATTTCTACCTCCACCTACTTCAAATGCCCTGATGGTAAACTTTGATTCAATCAACAAAAAAATAAACAGCCAGCAATAATTTAGAACGATTCAAAAAATAACGTATGCCAGCACAAACAAATATAACCCTCACACCCGAACAGGAATCTTTTGTCCGACAGAATTACGGCAAGATGTCACGTTCTGAAATGTGCGAAAAATTAGGGATCACGAAAGGAAAGCTTAGTAGTAATATCTACATCATGCCGGAGTTGTCAACGAATCGTAAAATTAAACAGACTGATCCTGATGCTTATTATTTCAACGTTAATGAGTGCGCCTGCTGGATAACCGGAATCAAATCTTTAAGGGACCAAATTAATTAAAAACTATGATGGATGTAAAAAAATACGGGGACAACTGTCCGAAAAAAAAGTTCCACTTAGCCTGCCTGAATTTTAGCAGGGCCGTTGAGGACGACTATAAAAATAGGCAGCAGGAACTTGCTGCGATTTATTTCAGAGAGTTAAAGAAACAATCACAAAAAAAGTAAATGCTTTATTTATCCTTTATGATTTTAGCCTTAACTGCCGCCTCTTTAATAAGTACCTCAAGCATATTTGCTTGGCTACGATCGTTCTTTTCAGCCAGCTTTTTTAGCATGGAAAGCGTGTCCTCATTAAGAGAAAAAGAAGTTATTTTTTTTGCCATAAAATAGTTTTTTGTACGCTAATAATACGCTAACTTTGGGCTACAAATATAACCAAATAAAATGGAACGAAAGAAAACAAATAAAGGGTATATCAGGCTTAGGCGAAATAATAGGGCAGTATTTGAACACATTCTTGTTTGGGAAAGCGTACACGGTAAAATTCCTGAAGGCATGCAGATACACCACAAAGACCACAATAAGGCGAATAATAATATTGGCAACTTACAGCTTTTGAGTACGATTGATCACAAGCGGATTCACTGCGGATGCAAATTAATTGATTCTGAGTGGCATAAACCATGTAAAGACTGCGGCGAGTTTAAAAAATGCGATAAAGAAAACTGGTATTTATCTCGAGGCTGGATAAACGGTAAAGTTTGTAAAAAGTGCTTTATTAAGAAATCAATAGAGGTAAGGGCTCAGCTAATTGCAAAAGGATGGAAACGTAAAAATTATAGTAAAAAAAATAACAACGGATGAAATACAGCGTAATATATGCCGATCCACCGTGGCAGCAAAAAACCGGCAGAAAAATGAACGGGTATAAAATTGTTGACGGAAAGCAGATTTGGAACAGCATAGTAAATAAAAGTTCTGATATGACTTACCCGACAATGACCGTAGAAGAAATTGCGTCAATGCCGGTAAAGTCGATATCAGAAAAAAACGCCTTTCTTTTCCTTTGGGTTACAAATAAATATTTACTCGATGCAAAGGATGTAATTGATGCGTGGGGTTTTAAATATGTAAGCTGCATCACTTGGAAGAAAAAAAGAATGGGCGGCGGCTTAGGGGGAGTGGTAAGGGTTACCAGCGAACATTTATTGTTCTGCAGGCGTGGAAACTTAAAAGCAATTGGCGTAATACCTGAAAGCGTGATTGAAGCAAAAAGGCCATATAAAAACGGTTATCCGTGCTCAAGTAAAAAGCCAGAAATATTTGCCGAAATGATAGAGCAGGTTTCCCCAGGATACAAATTAGAAATGTTTGCAAGAGAGCAACGCAAAGATTGGGATGTTTACGGGGACCAGGTTGAAAATTCTATATTGCTTCCTTTACCTTAAAAATATCTTATGAACGAAATTAAAGTTACCCACCCAACCGCCGGAGAGCAGACCTTTTACTGTAAAGCAAAGACAGTCGAACGGATGAAAAAGGAAATAAGATTCACTTACGGTAAGATGCTTGATAACTGCACGATTGAAGTAATTAACGATAAGGGAATCCGGTTCAGCATAA